TCGTTCTTGTTCTTCTCTGGCTCTACGTTCTTGTTCCTCTCGAGCTCGTCGTTCTTGTTCTTCTCTGGCTCTATGTTCTTGTTCCTCTCGAATTCTTCGTTCTTGTTCCTCTCGAGCTCTACGTTCTTGTTCCTCTCGAGCTCTATTTTCTTGTTCCTCTCGAGCTCGTCGTTCTTGTTCCTCTCTGGCTCTACGTTCTTGTTCCTCTCTGGCTCTACGTTCTTGTTCCTCTCGAGCTCGTCGTTCTTGTTCCTCTCGAGCTCTACGTTCTTGTTCCTCTCGAGCTCTACGTTCTTGTTCCTCTCGAGCTCTACGTTCTTGTTCTTTGGCTAGTCGTTCTTGTTCCTCTCGAGCTCTTCGTTCTTGATCTTCTTTGGCTCGTCGTTCTTGTTCTTCACGAGTTCGTCGTTCTTGATCTTCACGAAATCGTTGTTCTTGATCTTCGCGATATTTCCTTTCTTGTTCCTCTAGGGATCGACGGTTTTCTTCATCTTTCAATCGTTTTTGTTGTTCCTCTTGAGTAGGAGACTGATTTTTATCATTACTCGATTGTATACTTGAGTTTTGTGTGGTTGATAGATTAGATGTGCTATGTACACTAGGTGAAGGAGGTGGTGGAGTGAGTATAGGAGATTGAGAAGGTCTATTCGAAGATTCTCTTCCCGGAAGTGTAGGAAAACTAAGTGGTCCAATTACTCCAGAAGACGAATGTGGTCTAGGAGGAACAGGAATAGATGGTGTTGTATTTTGACCTACATTATGAGTAGAAGAAAAACTAGATCTACTTGGAGTTGGTGGTGCTGCCCTAGATGGAGTTGTAGGAAATGGCGGTAAATTACTTAAAATATTATTAATGTTGGTCCGGCCATCCATCTTTTCAGTGAGAGAAAGATGTTTTAAGATTTCCGAATTTCTTAATAAATATAAATTTTATCTTTATTTCTAAATATAAGCTTAAGTATTTACATTCGAAAATACATACCTATTAATACTGATTAATACAAATTGATATCGATTAATACACATATGAGGATATGACTAAAATTGATTATTTTTAAGATGGATTTGATTTGATTTGATTTGATTTGATTTGATTTGATAATAAATTGTCTTTATTATAAAGCCTTATTAAACTAACATGGCACAATCAGGACAATCGGAAATAAGACTAGTTCTACAGGATGATTATGAAGAAATTCGTCTCGACCAGACACCAACTAAAGACAAGTGGCGTCTGACACCTATGTATAAAGTAAGTGCTAATGGAAACACTATGGAATGGAGAATCGAATTTGATGGTGTCAAAAATCTACGAACTGTTCATGGTGATATTATTACGTCAAATGGATCTTCTGGTGTAATGAAATCAACTGTAATTGAAGTTATTCCAAAGGCTAATCGGAATATGCAAGAACAAGCGCTTCTTGAGGCAAGAAGTAGATATAAGGATAAATTTTTCAGTGATGGATATCGTCCAGCTGGAATTCCTTCATTAAATGATTGTGAACCTGCTCTTGCTAATATTTGGGTTCCTTATATAGTTATGGAGAGAGCTAAAGAGGAACGACGTAGAGATAAAAGTAAAAAGATCGATCCCAAATGGAGAGTCATCGATAGATGGCCTGTTGGTGTATCTGCTAAATTAGACGGTATTCGAATGTTATCTAAACTGGTCGATCGTAATGTTAGATGTAGATCTCGTCTTAATAGAGTATTCTCCAATCTTCAACATATTGAGAAAGAACTGGTTACATTTTTTGCATATTTACCAGCGGAAGCTGAACTTGATGGTGAATTATATAGTCATGATATGTCATTTCAAGAAATTACTTCAGCCGTTAAAACAGTTAAAACTAAACATCCACGTCTAGAGGAGGTAAAATATTTTATCTTTGATATAATTACAACAGACGATCTTCCTTATGAAGATCGTTATAATTTATTAGTAGGAGCATATAACAATTACATCAATGATGGTAATCCAAATACAAGTTTCTTCTTTGTTCCTATTGTTCTTGCTAATAATGATGATGAAATTTTGTCTTATCATCAGGCCTTCGTAGAAGCTGGTTATGAGGGTATTATTATTAGGAAATTGGCAAATACAAATCCAACTCAACAGGCATTAGATGAATCAAGATATCATCCAGGTCGAAGTTCCAATCTTCTTAAATATAAGGAGTTTACAGATGAAGAAGCCATTGTAATTGGTATTGATAAAGCTACAGGTTCAGAAGAAGGTGCGGCAATGTTAATTGTTCAAGATATTCGTGGGAATCAATTTCCAATTCGTATGAGAGGTTCTATCAATAGGCGTAGACAATGGTATCACAACCCCAATCTTGTTATGAACAAACAAGTTACTATTCGGTATCAAAAACTTACTAAAGCTGGTATTCCAAGATTCCCTGTTGGAATCGCTATCAGAGATTACGAATAAATTTTTTACTAGTTTATATTTAATATAACATGATTATTGGATTGCCTGAAGAACTTATTTGATTATAAATGTTTCGGATATTCATTTTCTATTGAGAACTAGTCATACATTTATGTAGTCTTTTCATATAAATGTATAACATATATCAAATCTGGATTCTTCTTGTTAATATTATCAGATGATGTTTCACTATTTATGAATTCATCTACTAAACCTGTACAGATTACTGTCAAATATGTTATAGATCCTTGTTATGTTTCTATTTGAATTTTTTTGAAAATTCTGGTCTTTAACTATCACAAGCCGAGATATATCTATGTTCTTATTAAGATGAGAATGTACTTCATTTAAATAATGGAGTAATCTTTATGATGAAACTCAAATGAGTGTATATTTATGATTTTTGGTTAATTTAATTTAAATGAAAGAATATGTAAATAAGAATTTACTAAAAAACATACAAAAATTTTCAAGGATGTAATTTTTTTTTCTGCATGGAGCAAAAAGAAAATGTCATATCGTCGTAATTTCGAAGTTCTTGAACCACTTAATGGACCCGTACCCAGTAAGGGTGTCGAAGGTTATACCCTCTCCAAAAACTTAAACTACGTTGCATGGATAATTGGTCTGACACTTTTATTCTGGCTTATCTTATGGTTCTGGAAACCAACCTGGGTCCAGAATAAAGATGTCAATGGTCAAGTCACAGGAGAAGCAAATGCCTGGTTAGCTCTACTCTGGGGTTTCATCATCGCTCTTATAATAACTCTTATTATTTTTCTGTTTACACGTAAGTAAAAAATAATTATATCGTTAAGTTCCGAATGATAACTGATCTATTTATCGTTAAACGATAATTTTTTCAGAAACATGATAACTGATCTATTTATCGTTAAACGATAATTTTTTCAGAAACATGATAACTGATCTATTTATCGTTAAACGATAATTTTTTCAGAAACATGATAACTGATCTATTTATCGTTAAACGATAATTTTTTCAGAAACATGATAACTGATCTATTTATCGTTAAACGATAATTTTTTCAGAAACATATTCTTCATTAAATGTAACTTTCCTTTTCATTATAAAGTGATTAACTCTATAACCTGCTATCGTTGAGTGTTTAATTTTTGTATAAATCTTAACGGTATTTACGATCAAATCTCGATTGGCTCTCAATGATTATTAAGAGAAACATATTAGTCACAAATGTATTTATTATAATTGTATATACATATATTTTAGGTATACCATGGTCTGATTTAATCTTCAAAAAAATATTCATAAAGATAAAAATTGTGATAACCTTGAATCTGAGTAATTTTTCACGATGGATAAATATATGGTTTAAATTTATAAAATGTTGTTTTGCTAGAATTTGTGGATTATTTAATAGATTAGCTACTTCATATTTTTATATATTTGTATCATCAACTCGTATTTCTGGATTATTTAATGGATTAATAACTCTATATTTCTCTAAATTTGTAGTTGACTGTTTGATAACGACTTCGTGTTTTATATTTTGCATAAGATATAAAACTCCATATTTCTTAATTGAATTTTCTTCTCTTTTTGGTTTAAGACATTCTCTATGTATATATCTGTTTGATATATATGTTTGAAAGTAAAATGTGTCCGCCTATTTTGATAAAATCGAAAACATAATAATATAAATGTTTCTGAGACATTTATAGTCTATATTATCAATAGGATGAGTAATTTTATTAATTCATTATGGATGTTTATACATCCATAATGTAGTAAGAGAATTAACGCTTACCGGCGGTTGTAGTAGCAGGAGTTGTACGAGTAGTCTTACGCTTAGTCTTACGGAGATCCTTTTGCATGGGCTTGTTCATCTCACGATAAGTAGCAAGAGTGTCGGATACACGCTTCTGCTCACGTTCGAGTTCCTTCTTAACATCCTCATTATCGAGATACTCAATTTCCTTAGGGTCCAAAGGAGGACCAGCAGGGTTGAGTTCCTCAATAGTCTCTCCGTTGACCTTGCGACGAATCTTACCGTCCTTTGTGCGACGATTGAGAGAAACGATGCTTTGGAATGATGCATACTTGAAGTTCTGAGGATCAAAAGCAGGAATCTCAGTGCCGTGATCAGTGGTGTGAGCACCACGAGACTTCAGAAGATCGAAAGTGCTTCCGAAATGTTTAATCATGAGTTCATCAGCACCTAACATCTGGTGATTCATCTCCTCTAGAGGAAGACAAGGAGAGCGAGGATCACGAGGGTTGGTGTGATTGCTGCTAGATCTCTCAGTGAGCTTGTTAACAATAGCATAGATTGAGAATAGAGGAGTCAAAAGAGCAGCACTGGTAACACCATGTTGAGTAAGGAGAACGATATCATTCTTTAGAGGTGGAGACTTGGGATCACGAGGATCCATAGGTCCAAGATGAGCCTCATTGAAGAAGTTTCTCAGATTCTCACTAACAAGAATGGGAATTCTGAAACCAGTGCCAGGACGACGAGCACCTGCACGCTTCTTGGGTCTCTTAGCTTGAGTATATAGTTTAGATAGATTACGAAGCTCAGAAACAAATTGAGAACGTGCTTGATTGAATTCACGACGACCAATCTTACGGCCGTCAGGGAGTTCGTATGTTTTGCCCTTAGGCAAATTAGTTATTTTACTATTCAGGTCCAAGATGGAGTCAAGCTTTTCTACAAGCTTATTCAGCTCCTCTTTGAACTCCTTTGCACTCATAGCAACACCAGTGTCCTCGGTGACATCAGTAGCGTGATTGCTAGCAGCGACTTGAGTTGACATGTTTTTATATTAGGTCCAAGTCCTTTTATGACCTAATCAATTTTCGATCTTTATGATCAAGAATTCTTGTGGAAATTTTTTTAAATCAAAAAATAACTATAAAAGAAGATTATAATATATACGGATCAAAATTAGATCACAATATATATTCACAATTTTAAGAAATTTCAATTCAATCACCAATTACATTCACAATTTTAAGAAATTTCAATTCAATCACTAATTATATTCACAATATCAAGAAATTTCAATTCAATCACCAATTACATTTACAATATCAAGAAATTTCAATTCAATCACCAATTACATTTACAATATCAAGAAATTTCAATTCAATCACTAATTATATTCACAATATCAAGAAATTTCAATAAATATACTGGTGATAGTTCTAACTAACATTTCACGATATAATTAATATTACGTTTGGATATTTATTAAATAGTGATTAAATCACTGGATCATACATTTGTAAATGCACAGATTGTTGAAGAAATCTGAAGTCTTTAAAACAATTGAGTGTCTCTCTTAAGATTGTTCATTAAATATAAAACTCATAATATGTTTAATTTTGTAAATTTTATAGAATGAAACTCACAGATCCCTAATTGGTAATGGAATATCAATTATATTCTTATGATTAAATCTATATAATATGAGGATTACAAAAGAAAACAAAGATCTTAAATGGAGTTTTTTGTATACAAAAGATGTCTGCGGGAATTGCTAAACTAGACCTCGAAACTATAACAGCTTTCCAGAGGGAACTTCATGATCCGAAAGATGAAAATGAATATATTACTACTAATTTCTATCGAGAATTTCGGAAGACTACCTGGTATACTCATTTACCTGCTAAGCTTAAATGTAGTCCTAATGAAAATGAACTTATCTATACGGTCAATAGCACATTCGACTATTTGTTATATACATATATGAGACAATCGTTCCCTGCTCTTAGGGTCAAGAAAGAACTTCGTGGAAAGTGTGAAATTTGTTGGCCTCATAATTTGGGAACTAATATTGTTATTCAAGCACAATTTAAGATTGATGACGACACACCACAAACTATAGATCCCGTATGGTATGATATTTATTCTCAATTCTATATGAAACCGGGGTTCCGTAATCATTATAATGTTTGTGTTGGAAATATTACAGCTTTAGAAACATGGAACGAATTCTTACCTGAATATACTACAAATGCACCTCAACCCTGGTATTATGTTCGAGATACGTCTTTAGCGGTTCCTTTGTTCTATTGCACATTATCCACGGTTACTCATCATTATCGTATGCGAACTAAAATAACAGAACTTCTTCGCATGCGTGTTCGTAAGACACCTGAAGATGAATGGGTAGAGATTCCTTGTAATTTGAAATATATTGAGGGTGCAGGTTCAACTGGAACTCTAAAGACACCAGAGCTATGGGGTCGTTATGCGTATCTAACAGATGAAGAAAGAGAATGGAATAGATGCAAGAGTGAAGCTACTTATTATATTGAAGATATTGTGGCTGCAGAGTCTATTAATGAAGGTAGATATGGTGATAATGTTCCTATTGAGTTAGATTGCAAGACCCCATGTAAAGCAATCTTCTGGGTAGCTGAAAATATAAAAGCTAGAAAGAATAGAAACTTTTCCAATTACACTACCAATTCAGAAAATCTGTATCAAGGTTACAATCCAATTCAGAAGATTAGTCTTTTGTATAGTGGATCTTCTCGTCTTGAAAATATGGACAGTGATCATTTCGATAAAATGGAACCGTGGTATCATATGTTAAGTGCACCAGAAGAACAAGGATACAACGGATATTCATTCTCCATGGATTCTCGATCTCTAGATTCTGAAATTGGAATTGTTATGGATGGTCTTAAAGCCAAATTAGTTGTTAACTTAGGAAGTACAGATCCATTCCTAAGACCTGTTCGAGATACTGAGGAGAAACAAGCTTCTATTGAAGAATTAGAACCTCCAACTCTTGATAGTTCTACCGGCAGTAGATTTATTGTTCATGTTCGTATGCTTGTCATGAAGAAGTTAACATTTACTTTCAATGAAGAGAAAAAGCAATATCTTATCACAGTATAAAATGTATCATAGATTTGTAAATACAGATCTGTGATTAATGTTAAATTTAGTTCTTCTTATTATAGAAATATCAGATAGATGGAACTTCATGTGTTAGAAGAACTGGATCAATGCTTTGATGATTTTACAAAAAAAATCACTCATCCATCTGAACTAGTCTCTAATAATAGATGTGATGTTTATAAAAACACAGGACTTAAGAAATTTTATCGTTACTTAACATCAGGGTATGATTTAGATTATTAATAATATGGTTTATGATTTATTCATAATTCTCCAACCAATGAAGATGGCTACAATAACAAGTAAAATCAAAAGAATAATTAGAAGATTACGAGATTTTGATGTGGCTTGATAATTGGAAAGGACAGATACTCTGGCTGGTACTTTATCTAGAGGGACAAAACCACCAAGAATTTCGGTATAATTTTGGGAATCCTTAGAGTAACGAATGAGATTGACTCGTTTAGCTCCAAATTTGGAAAGAAGAACTTTCTCGTCGTCAGTGAAGCCAGGGAATGTATTACCAGCTCCTGAAGTGTCAACGAAAACAATAACATCGTCTTTATTAGGTGCTTCATGGAGAGTTGTAAATTGATAATTATTTCCATCGTAGATACCCCATATTACACTATACTGACAAAAATTACCTAAAATATCTGGACCTTGTCCTTGAGAACCTAAAGGAGAAATTCCGACATCCTCAGTGGATTGTGGAGGGGGTGGCATTGAACCTGCACAGATAACGGAACATCCAGGCATTTCTGCAAAAGATGTTTTAACAAGACAACCTGCAAAGTATGCACCAACAGTTCCAGGTTGAATAGTATTTAGATCTCCAAAATACTGTTTAACTTGATCATATAAAATTTTATAAGCAGGTGTATCATACAGGAGTTGAGTATATCTGACCAGAGCACGGAAATCGTCTTGATTACCTCCTGATAAATTCTTAATAAGATCATTGGAGATTAGACGAAGCCGTTGGAGTCTATTTCGAATATCCTCTAAGTTAATATTAATTGTCTCTGCATCTCCAGAACCTTTAGAAACGACAATATTGCCACTATCAGGAATAAAACGGACTTGACGATTAGGATTGCCATCTAAATGGTTGGTTACTTGATTTGATCCTGTTTTATTTCTCCCAGATTGGGCATTTGAATGGGAGAATCCTCCACGTGGGGATCGATCTCTTTTAGGAACCATAAACTTCATCGGGTTAAAATCGGATCTTCTTGAAGATGACATTTCTTTTCCTTTTTTAAAACGAGAAAGATTATTTTTTACGTTTTCTGTGTATTTTTGAATATATTAGCTTCCAGTTTTTTGTTATGCAATTATGAATACATAATCTACATAAAACAATGATGTTTTAATAAGAATATACATAACGTTCACGTTAACATACGTTAACACATCAAAGAATATAAGAATATAAGAATATAAGAATATAAGAATATAAGAATATAAGAATATAAGAACAGAGAAGAATATAAATAGAAGATACAACAAGAGAATGTCAATATTAAAATGTAAAAATGATTACAAATTTGAGAGTTTTTTTATGTTTTCATAATTGAGATGTCAGCATTACCTCGTATTGGAGAACTAAAAATTGCACTACCAGAACCGATCCATAATTTTCCTGATTGTATTGAAGAAAATACTGTCCATGGGAGATCTAAAAATGGTAGGAATAGTAATCAATGGGGAATATTAGACTTGATGACAGAAACTAACAATCAAGAATCTGCAAAGAAAAAGAAGATAGATGCAAAATTACAACCTAAAATGGTTCGGACAGCTGTACATACAAAAGCGGATCTAAAAACTGCTATTAGATCCTTACTTACACAATCAGCACCATTAGTAGATTCTGAAGATACTTAAATGGGTTTTACAGCAGATAAAATAATGATTTCTTGGATGTCTAATATGTAGAATAGTCCTGTTAGACAGGGCTATTCTTATAAATACGGATTCTATAAATAATATTTTTTTGGTCGCAATTTTATATTTCTATTTTATGATCTTCATAAAATTATGACTGAACCTATTCAGATTTCAGTAACTCCATTTGATAATGAGATTTCACTCTTATATAAGGTTGGAGATTTTTATCGTCAACCAACAAAATATATAATTGTCCGTCCAGCAACAGAGACAGATGTTAATGTAGTCCCTATTATTAAAGGATTAGCTTTCATTCCAATTATAGATCTTATTGAAGCCATTATTGAAGAACCTATTGAACCTGGAACAGTTAGAAATCCTGGTGAACTTCTTCAAAATATCTATGAAACTGTGTCATCTCTTTCACCATCTGTTCCTGTTAATGATATCGTAATGTTGTATGATAGTGTTGCTAGAACAAGACAAACACTAGAAGAAATTTTTGTCGAAGTTCAGGCATTTTTTAATGTGCTTAATCAACGGAAACAGATAAGTCATGAGAAAGAAATTCGTCATGGAATAGATGTTCCTCAAATGAATCTTGGATTTCGGGATGCTAGTGATTTGGAGTATCAATATGGTGTTTGGACAACGCAATTTGGAACTCAGTTAGAGCAGGATCATCAAATTCTTTTAAGAATTGAGGAGATTCAACAGATTCTACAAAGTCGGACTCCTCTTCCCGTTTCTCCTCTTATATTTGAGAATGTAATGGTTGGTATGAGTCCTCGATTAAATGGTAATGTAGTATCTCCAGATGATGGAATTGATATCTTTAATGCCTCTCAAGCTAATTTATATGTTCCGTATATTCAATATAACAGTGAACGGACAGCTGAAGGAGGTCAGAAGTATTACAAAATTTACAGAGGTAGTGCTTCTTCACCGGCACCGAATTACGAAGATATTATTCCACTTGGAGCAAAAACTGGGGATCCTGATCATATTTATATGATAATTTGGGCGGAGGATGGTGACATTCGGAAAGCGCCGAAGGATTCGTTTATGCGATGTAACTATAATTTGAAAACTAATTATTTAACAGTTTCCAGTCCGATTACAGAAACTCGAAATGAAAGTATAGTTATTTCTCGTGTTGCAGAAGCACTTCCAAATTTAACACTTGGTTCATCAACAGAAATCAAAGTCAGAGGAACTTTCTATATTTACAATTTTGAGATTTCGGAGGTTTCTCTGTTAGATTTAATTCTGAATGATCCATTGATGAATACATATTTATATGTTGAGGAATCTATCTTTTCATACGCTCAAAAGAAACGCCTTTATATTCATTATAAATCATTGTTTGGATCTCCAGAAGAGGGTGAAACTGTAACTGGAGAAGGGTATATTTCGAATTCTGCTTCTGTAAGTGCAAAACTTAAACAATACTACACCCAATCAGGAGTTATTTATATTCAAGAAACACCTCAAGGTCCTGTCCAAATTACATTAGCTGCTGGAACACCATATCTTCAAGTTAGACTTACAAAGGCTGATTCGAGAGAGGTTGCTAGACAATTTGTAGAAATCTTCCGACGCCTCATGGATTATTATAGAGAAAAGAGAGCCGAAGTCGATCAATTATATCGTTTTTTTATTCACGATATTGCAACATTGGAACCACAAATTAAAGTTAAACAGATTCCTGCAAATGCAAATAGTCTTTCTAATACTGGATCACCACCACCTACCCCTAGATCAACAGGTTCAGGGGTTTCGCCTGAAGTTCTTTCTGAAATGTCAACACCTAGATCTATAGCTAGTAGTGAACTTCCGGCGTCTCCAAGTGCAGGCATTCCAGGGTATGAAAATGTAGTTATACCGAGTCGAATGAATCCAAATCGAAAGCGTGGAGATACCAAGATCAATCAACTTAAAGATTTAGCTCCAGATCTTTTTGTTAATGGTTTTGCAAGAAAATGTCAACGTCCACTTCAAGTAACTCCTGTTCCACCAGATGAAGTTATCGATTTAGGAAATGGGAATTATGTTTGGAAAGATCATACTTTCCTTCGAGGAACAACGGTACTAGAACGTCAAGTAATGGCATTCCCACCAGACAATCCACGATTTTATTTTGCTTGTCTCAGTGATAGCAATCCATATCCAGGTGTAAAGAAAAATAAAGATCTTCCTAATGCAGGTGTGTATCCATATATTCCGTGTTGTTTTTCTCGAAATCAAATGGATCCTAATTCTAATTCAAACTATAATGTGTATTATCGTGGAAAAAAGAAGGATATTGTCCAAACATCAAGACTCATTCATAAAATAAAAGGTGATAGGGTTTTAGATCCAGGTAAAATCGGAATGATTCCCGAGTCTATTAGTAATCTTCTTCGAAGATACTCGGAGGAGGTTGTGAAAATTGTTCGTTATGGTGTTCCTAGAAGTTTAAATTCTCTCATTCATTGTGTATGTGTAGCTTTAGATAATCCAGATTATTTGAGTAGACCGCTAGACCAAAGAGAAGATTATGTTATGGAAGTTCGTCAACATATTCTAGCAACTATCAATCCATCTCTTCTTAAACAAGAATTATATGACTATACGGATGAAGAGATCTATCTACAACTTTCAGATACTCTTATTTTCTTTGATCCTAATTTATATTATCGTGCTCTTGAAGAAACATTTGATATTAATTTATATGTCTTCGCACCGGTTGAAGATCCCACAGGATCATTAGGTAGAATTGATCTACCTCGATTTAAACTTTTCCATGTACGTCCTTATCGTCCAGATCGTCAAACTGTTTTGATCTTTAAACATTATGGTACAGGATTGGACATTCTAGGATATCCTCAATGTGAACTTATTATAGATTATGATGAAGACAATAATACATCCATTAAAAGTTTTGGAGTTGAGATGACAGAACTTGTACATACCGCTATTATGGAAATTCACACAACTATTTCATGGACAATTGACGAAATCCCGCCCGCCTCACCAGAAACTACATCAGAAGAACCAACATCAATAGTAGTAGCTCGAAAGAATTTCTTCTCACAAATTAATATGAATCAGTTTAACCCAAATGGTCAACTTATTGATAATTATGGTAAAATGAGAGCTCTCTTAATCTATACCGATAATACAGCTGAAGATGGTGCTCCAATTACTCTGACAATTCCATCATCTCAACCTGAAAATCTTCCTGTTTTCACCGAACTTTATCCAGCTCCAGTTGAACGAGTTATTGATTATTTTGGAGAACCTATTGCTGTTACTCGAAGTGAAAACAACGTAAATGGATTTTGGTATCCTCTTCTTGATATACCGACTGGTGTATTTATCCCGGTTGAACCAACAACTCAATACTCAGATAAACCAGAAGGTCCATCTAATCCAATCGAGTCAACAGGAATTAATGTAGTTGATCGTATAAAAAGACTTCGAAAGACCCTTAATATTATTTTACAATTAATTCGTTGGATCTTCATTGTAGCTCAACTTACAAATGCTATGGAACCATTGATGTTTGTTCAAAACTATTTTGCTGTAGGTCCAGAAACATCGGATAGTTCAACATACTATGACTTTTCAAAATTACAACGAAAACTTCCTACTGTAAATTCAGTGGAAGAAGGAATGCGATATCTAGAAACTCATGTGCCTACATTTGTGTATGAAGGTAAATTCATTATGTATAGTGAAGGATTTGCAGTTAAAATTCTTGGAAAACTTGAAGAATTCTACAAAATCAGTAAACCTCTTCCGATCAGTGACACAGAAGATACATGGACTCTTCCTACTCAAATCGATGGTTTGTTTGAAGATGAAACCGATTTTGTACAACAACCTAATGTCTCTATTTTTGTAAATGAACGTGATCTTCGTCTATATCTTAAATCGATCTCTCGTCCAGGTTATCAAAGTATTGTTATTAAAGATCGATTAGATATTTCTCTAGGTCTAGAAGAAGAACCATATCTGTATATTGCACCACCTATACCTCCAGCTACCGAAGGTAAAATATATTTAATTCAGAATGTAAATGGGGGAGATAAACTTCGTGCAATTTCAGTCGCTGATACATGGGCCCGTGACAAAATTAATCTTGGTCCACAAGCACCCTTCTATGAAGGAACTCCTCCACCTTATATAGTCTATGGAATTTCTACAGCAGCAACACCAGTTATTCTCGAGAACGCAGCTATAGGAGCTGAAAATTATCTACAACTTCTTGATTATCGATCTCGTAAAGTATCAGAAGAACTTGAAATTGAAGGTCGATATTCTGCTATGTTACCTCTTCTCTAAATATTATAATATATATAATGGTCTAAAACCAGATTATCCTAATTCAAATGATCAATATAGTTATTGCTGTATGTGTTGCTGTCGGAATAATAGTTGTTATAGGTATTGGATGTATAGTGGATATTTATTGTTTACATTCAGAAGATTAACTATTCAGATAAGATCAAATAGATTTTATCTGGCTTATTCTAATTTGATTATTGTGTCTCTTAGAATTTTGAGTTTAATTGTCTGATAACTTTGTGGTATTGTTAGTCTCTGAGTTAATGGTAATGTCTGTTGTGATGTCTGTGACTGATTTTGTTGTGATGTTTGTAACTGATTTTGTTGTGATGTTTGGAACTGATTTTGTTGTGATGTCTGGAACTGATTTTGTTGTGATGTCTGGAACTGATTTTGTTGTGATGTCTGAGATTGATTTTGTTGTGATGTTTGGGAATGATTTTGTTGTGATGTCTGGGACTGATTTTGTTGTGATGTCTGGAACTGATTTTGTTGTGATGTTTGGGAATGATTTTGTTGTGATGTCTGAGTTGGAATTTGATGATACAGAGAAAACTTCAATTTCAGATGGGGTTGAGAATATAAATCTGGATTTCTAAGCATACGTTTAGCTATTTGGATGTCTTGTTTATCCATAATCATTCGAATCATCATTTGAACAGGTTTACAGATATGTATATCGGTTTTACTCCATTTACCTTTACCCTTAGGTTTGTAAATAAGATTTTCCATCGCTTGAAGCTCTTTCTTATATCCAGTCTGGAAAAGCTGATCAATCGGATTCATCAGAACATGTTCTAGATAGTATAAACTATCAATGTGTTCAGGTTTATCCGATTGTTGAGATTCTAGATACATTTCGGGTAATCTCATTTTCATACCTAATTTATCATCAGGATTACCCGTATCCACAATAACATATTCAAGTCGATCACCTGGATTGGCCTGTTTACCCAATTTTCGAAGTTGATCTGCAAATACTTTCATTGAGAAAGTAGGACTCTTATAATTAGCACCTAGTTCTTTAATAATAATAAGATCTTTGTAAGAAACTTTCCCGTCTAAGAAATCTATCACTGAGTCCACAATAATATCAAAAGTTTCATCAATAGGTTTCGATGTAAGAATATTCAGAAGAACTTTCATATAAACTTTCCTCAGCCACTTACAATTGTCTCGTCTAGCCAATACAATACCCTTCTTTAAGATATCTTTTTCTGCTAGTTTATGATTACCGTCTTTATCAATGAGAGCAGCTGCATATTTCTTCTTCTTGATACAGAGTAGTTTCATAGCCTTCTCAAACTCCATTCTTAAAGGTGGAGGGAACAATCCTGGAATTCCTTTCTCCGGATTTCCACTGATCTCTAGAGATAACCGTTCACCCCATTCATTACATAGTTTAGAATCTTTAATATGTAAATCCACCATGCAGGAGTCAGTATTATGAACTACTAATTCTCCAATTCCAGCTGAGAAGTGATGATTTTCGGTCTCTAAATCATATACATATCTATCACTCGATCCCAATGGAATAATCTTCTTAATTTTAGTAGGATCTTTTCGTTGGTTAGAAAATGTAGCTGTGCATGTAAAAACATCTAATTTATGGATTCTGCTATTTAGACTCATCTTATAACCAATAGATTTACCTACATAATATAACCCTGCTGTTCCAATCTTACCTTTATTGTTCCATTTTGTAAGATCGTGATGCCTATCTCCAGCATAATAACCAGTAAGAAAAGCACGTTTTATATTGATTGGAGCATTAAGAATATTATCTGGAACTATCTTGTAATTATTAGAAGGATCTAAATCTGAAACACCAGTATAGAACATATTTCGATAATAAACACATAAGTCCACAATATGTTGTCCATATGCTTGAAGTTTACACCAATTAGTACATATCGTGTAATTTTCAATCTTAAATTCATAATATGGATGCATTTTCTCTAGGATCCGTTTAGCTCGTTCCAGGATTTTAATGTCTTGATTACAAATCGTCCAACTCGATTTGTCCTCATTTGAACATTTATATAAATCACAATTACCCTTTGCATAGAAAACCCCAAACACCCAAGCAATTTCCTCTTCCACTGTTAATGAATCTTCAGATTCTATAGTAATATGTTCATGTACTGGATTCTCTAACAGAGGTAATTTACTATGTAATAATTTATCTCCTACTGAAAGATCTGTTGGACTTACTTCAGTTCCATTCGGTCTCAACATAGAGTGATCTTCAGTGACATCTACACATCCTGTATGGGTTAGAATACGATAAATCTGTTTGGTTGTTCGATGACGAATTACACGTTTAATTGGGGTCCAGCCTTGATCTGACCAAACTTCATATCCTATGATATTACGTTCTTCCTTTCCATCTGGACGTTGATCTTGATCCGTAAATGTAACTAGATCACAAATTCGTCGATAATAGATCAACCCATTATATCTTATTAGTAATGGTGTATCTTCAGTTACCGAGTCTCCATACACGATAGTACCAGCATGTTTCTCCCTTAAATGTTGATTGACTGTATTAATAAGTTCACGACCCTTAGCAGTTATCGCCATAGCACCTTCAATTAGTGGCATCTTACCACCATTTTGAACACCTAAGAAACCAAAGAAGGAATTAGCTGTTACTTTTAAGGCTAGTTGACGTTTATCTAAAATTGTCCGAATAATGGGATCTTTTTCTTTTGGTATAATCCATTCACCTGTATTCTTATCTCTAACACCATCAAGAAGATTACGAACAGCTTTTCTTTCCTCTACTAGTTTCTTAACAAGTTCTGGCAACAATCCTGGTTGAACCTCATTTTTGACAAATTTATATCGACGATGAACAACCTTAGTTTTCGGTTTAGTCTCATTTTTTTCTTCTTCTTCTTCTTCATGATCATGATCATCATCATCCGATTCTTTATTGTCTTCATTAATATCGCCGGTTTCTTCCTGATCAAATTCAATAACATTACATTGGGAGTTTGGAATCTCGTCTTCTAGCTCTGGAGGTACTAGAGTTGTAAAACAGATATTATATGCACGTATAATAGAAGGATATAGTGAAGCGAAATCCAAACATATAATATTATCATATAGCCCAGGTATAGGTTCATACACAAATCCACCAGAGAACTTAACAGGGATAATATCACGTTTATCTAAGACATATTCTCTCTGTGCAGCTAGATCATAAATTTGAGATAAGCAACGAATTTGCTGACCTCTGGTAAACAGTTCCATTACAGTAACACCGACAATATTAGATAATTCGACAAGACCAATCCAAACATTTAACTTTTCAAATAGGTCAACAACGAGTTCTGAATCCTGAATACAATATTTCATGACTCGTGTCATATTTTCCATAGATTGTCTATATTTGAATAGTGCATTCACATCATTTTCGTCAGGATCTACAGGAACACTTTGCCATGTTTTAAGGAACTCAACTATAATCTTAAGTTCTTCTGGAGGTAATGGATTTTTAGCAAAACGAAGAACTCTTTCAAATTCTGTTTTAAGGGAATTTGGTTGTTTAAAAAGTTGACTAAACGTTAGTGGTAAATTATATTTTTCAGCTACTTTCTTATACTCATCATACGTTTGTTTCATATTCTCGAAAATCCTGAACATTTCAGGAGCTTTAATATCATGTTTACATCGTCCTTCACCCAGGAAATAAGGAGCTACGAAATCTAGATTATATTTATCTAACTTATAATCTCGTTTAATGAGAGGAAGAAGATCTATCGATATACGACCATCGATATTCATAATATTAATTTCATTATATCCATACGCATCTGATTTCCAGGTTTTAGTTGTCATTATAGGCAGTTTCCCTAACAAACGGCCCATAGGCTTCCATTCATGAAGACGTCTCCTTAAACGAGCATCTAAATAAGGATAATCAAAGCCTAAGATATTGTAACCGGTTAGAATTTCCGGATCTAGCTCTTTAACTAATTGAGACATTTGATCAATTAGTTCAATCTCTGTATTCACACGTATAACTTCAACATTCAAATCTCCAGGAACTTTTTCATCTGGATCACCAGGTTTTGATGATGGTCGAGTTTCAGGTAATGTAATATCATCACAATCTCCTAATATAATTGCATATCGTTTTCTCGTTTTAGGATCTCCAACACGTTGATAAATTAAAGAAATCATATATGCAACATGTAAAGCAGCATTTTTACTTGGCATAGCTTTATGATTATCGGAATAACACTCAATATCGAAGGCTAGCATTCGTGGATGTGTTGTCCACCCTTTTGTTTGATCATTTGAGATCGGATCTAGAGTTCGCCAATTGACAATATATTCATTTTCAAGTGTAGAGATCTTGTCATCATCAGGGACTTTCCAACCATTAATCTTAAACCACTGAGAATATCGACATTTCCGTAGTGTTAAAAGTTTTCTTACAATACCGATAGATGTTTCCCAAACTCGACAGGCCACTATTCCATTAAATTCTTCGATCCGATGAGGCTTTGACAGAACAGCCTCACAATGTTGCATTGCCCTTAAAGTTTTAAATGTTAATAAAACCATAGGGAATTTCCGATTTCCTCGATAATAGTAAATTTTTCGTGCCATCTTAAACAAACTTTTCTCTGGAGCATCATCTTTGAGTACTCCGGAGAGCCATTCAGTAAATCGATCAGCTAACTGATTAGTCCATCGAATTGGTCGTCCATTAATAAAGATAGGAAGTTCAACATGACAAAAAGCTGGGAAATCTGTAAATCTGAGTAAATACGGTTCTGAATTTCGATCTAAACACCAAGCATGAATAGCAACATGATCTTCTTCTACTTTATCATCTGTTACCCAATCATAAGCATGCACTACAATTTCTGTTGATTTTTCCTGGCATATTGACGACATGAATAAAATTTATCTTTACTAATAGAACGTAAAATAGAAGAAATCACTTTTTCTATATTAAGACATTTGTTGATGATCCTGTTAATATATACAGTACTATTCTATTACAATGAAACATAAAATTAAATATATCGTGTAGTTTTAACAGGAGGAGCTATTACAATAGGCTGAGACATATCGATACATTTACCCTTTTGGTTATCTTTTTCAGTTCGACGATCTTTATGGGAACCTGGAGCAACAACTTTTGACACGTTCATCTGTCTATTCTTTAAAGATGAATCTGTAGGAGCCGAATTAGCTTTTTCTGGTTGAGGTTCTTGATGTGGAGAATCTCTAATAATACGTATTTGCCAGGGTTTTTCTTTTTTCCCAACATCATCATGAAATCCTAAAAATCGTTTACACAGATCTTCCTTGAAACAACATATCAATTGTTGGGTATTTAAATCTCGAATATAAAACCCTGGCCCAGACCCAGGAAATGTTGCGGGTTCTAATCGTCGATTACCTGGAGGAACTTCATCTAAAGATCGATACATATGTAAAGTTAAATCATCGACTACGTACAGATAGGTTTCTGTAAATGCTTGTAATTGACCTGCTAGAATCTCAAGTGTACAATTGGTAGGTATTGTAATTTTACTTACAAAAATATCTAGACATCCTTGACTTGTCCCTCTTTGAGACATCCAGATGGACTGATCTGACATTGAAGATCCATGAGGTTGAGAGCTAAAGTTTCCCTTGTCATGTATATTTTGAGATACTTTATCCGATGTAGACATCTTTACAAAAATTAGAAGGATCTTTATGTTTATTTGTATAATCGTTATACAAATAAACATAAAGATTTCTATATTAACAATATAATCTTAAATATAACAAGTATATATTCTTATTGTTATTCCTATAATAATAAGAACAAATCTATATCTTTTGATACCAGTTCCATAATTTACCATTATATTTTTCATTTCTCTCTGAGCTAGATAAAAGAACTTTAAATAAAGGATAATATTTAAGGACCTCTAATGACGTTAACATACAATTAAATTCATCTGTATATATATATATATATCATTAAACTTTACAGACGTTATTAGTAGCAGATTTCTACAAATTAATGTATTCTAATGATCCTGCATGTACCTGTAATAGAAGATTTTTTGTACATTACTGAACGTTTATAAAGTTGTCGATTCCTTTTATTTTTAGCAATTATGTGTTGATACAACTGATATCGTTTCGAAACTACATATTTAAATTTATTTCAGTCTGTTAGATGGTTAATAATAGGAGTTTGCCCCTTTAAACAGTCAGGATACTCAAATTCACGATAAAAATATGGGATTGTCCAAAGTTCAATCCCAGATTATTTATAATGAAGAGAATGTATTATTTTATGGAATCAATGTATTTATTTCATTGGGTCATTGATGAATCGGAATGTAACCAAAATTTTGGAGTTGCGATCGATAAATAATTTGAGACATTTTATATCTAAATGTAGTCTCGATAAAGTTTATTATTTTTAATGTTAAACAAATGATTTATATTTAACTCTTTTCTATGTAATTAAAAGATGGGATCAAGAGTTCTTCGTGTTATAATTCCTCCAAACGCTGTTTCTGTAGAAAATGATTATACTTATATGCCAACACAGAATTTATCATATTTTAATGGAACTCATTTAATTCCTCTTTCAAATATGCAAAATGTAGAATCCAATCCCAAAATTCAAGAAATTCAAGAAATTCAGGACATTCCAAAACATCAGGACATTCCAAAACATCAGGACATTCCAAAACATCAGGACATTCCAAAAAATAAAGATATGAAAGAAAGTGGGAATGAATCTAAGTCATATGGGAAAGCATTTTGTTTTATTGGCGGAATGATTTTAGGAAGTATATTAGATCCAATTACAACTATTATTGTCATTTGTGCATTAATTCTAATCGATAATAGAAATCTACCTGAACCGTTTGGGACATTTACACCACAAGAATTAATCTATATAATCTTGAAAACATTATTTAGATCCTTTTTAATATTAATCCGAATGGATTTAGATGGTAAGGATCACAAATCCAAGCGATCTTCAAATTAAATCATAAAATTGGGCAAAATGATCTAATTTTATGATAATAAATTGGACAAATTTGTTGTAATTCAATGATGATGAACGTTCTCCAAAAGAAAGATTCCACAAATTAAATAAATATGGTCTAAATAAAAGACATGACTTACTTTGTAGGTGCTTTAATTACACCCAATTCAACTATCATTCCTCTAAAAATTTTAGAATCTGATATTGATCATATCCTTCAACGAGATCGTGGTGCTATTCCATATACTCAATGTCCACATATAAAATCAGAGGGAATAACTATATATTTTAAACATACACCTAAACCAGGATTGGAGTCTGGGAGAGTAAAAAACTCTCTGGTCAGTTCTATTGCGAAAAGAGATATTTTTGGAATTGCTATTATTACATTTTCGAAAGAAATTGATGATACTGTTGGTTATATCCAAAAATTGATATATATGGTTAATGAAAACAAATAGAAAATTGATTGATTTGATCATATTGTAACATCGTTACAAAATGGAACTTCATGAGTTAATAGAAGTTCGTCATGATTATGGAACGTTAGATACTACATATGATAGATTTGCGGATCCACCAGATGATATTCGATATTCAAAAGATCCTACATTTTCGGATGATCATTTTCTTCGACAGATTTACGATTATTATGTTCAAAAAGGACTTTTATGTTGTGTAATGAATCGTTTAGTCAATGCTTTTATTATTATATTTATGATGACGAGTTTACTGTTTGTCTTTGGATTTTTTGATTATGCAAGTTTAATACAAACTAGGGTTTTAAGTCAATCTTTTGTTTTTTCTATTCATAGGATTCATCCTTTACTGTGGATAACTCTGATCTTATTTTCATTCTTTGGACTTCGAGAGATCTTTGTTGCTATAATGGAATATCGAAATAAGAGTGTCATTCATGAATTCTATCGAGATATTCTTCATATACAAGATGATGATCTTTGTACTTTGGAATGGCATCAAATTGTGGACAAACTTATTCGAGCAAAACCTGATTATAAATCTCCATTAGACATTGCATTACGAATTATGAGAAAAGAGAACTATATTATTGCTCTCTTTAATATGAATTTATTAGATTTAAGGATTCCATGTGTTCGACGAGGTATATATACTCGAATTATTGAATGGTATTTAGAGTATACGATGTGGGATTTTATTTTTGATGAAAATGGGGTTAGGAGGTCCATTCTTATAGCAAAAGATGTACGACAATATGCTGAAAATTTAAAGAAACGCATTTATATATTCAGCATCTTAAATATATTTTTATCCCCATTCTTGTTTGTCTTTGTTGTTATTTATTTAATTTGTCGATATGTAGAAGAAATCCGTAGTCAACCTAGTGAATTAGGTACTCGACAATGGACTCGAACAGCTTTGTGGAAATTCCGAGAATTTAATGAACTTTCTCATTTGTTTAGCCAACGTATGTATTTAAGTATAGACCCTACTCGTAAGTATCTGGCCCAATTCCCTTCTTATATTATAGGTATTTTGGCAAGATGGATTTTATTTATGGCTGGGACCATGGCCGTTCTCCTTCTTGTTTTAGGTTTGCTGAATCAAGATCTTCTGTTGAACGCAAGCCTATGGGGTAAAGATCTTATCGTATATTTGGGTATTTGTGGTGGTATTGTTGCTGTTACTCGTGCTCTAATACCACCTGAAATTATTATACCAAAATCTGGAAAGTATTTGAGAAAAATATGTGAACACACACATTATTCATTTGATGAGAACACGGCAAAAGAAGATATTCAAAATATGTTCACCTTCAGTGTATGGATATATACACTAGAAGTTTTGAGTATTCTTATAGCACCTTATATTCTATTATATTCACTCCCTTCGAAAACAGAGGAATTACTTTTGTTCTTCCGTAAATACACAACTGTACTTCCTGAGATAGGTCATGTGTGTTCATTGGCCAACTTTAATGAATTTGGTGTATCACCGATTGAATCGCATTACAATGAAGAAACTAGGAAATTGGAGAAATCGGTAATTAACTTTAAAGTTAATCATCCACAATGGATACCTACACAAGAAGGTCAAGAATTTTTGAATACAGTATCACAATATAGACAAATGGATAGAAGTTTAAGTTCTGTTATGGAAACCTCAACAATGAAGTTACCCGAAATGATGCGTTTTCACGCCAGTTACGTTGAATCTAAAGGTAGAAGTCCCGTTTAATACGTTATATATTTAATATAAAGGTAGAAGTCCCTATTTAAATTAAATATATAACGTTTAATACATTATATATTAACAACTATACTAGGACAAATGGAGTAGTTACAGAAGTATTAGATAAAAATTGAGAATAATATTAATAATTTTAGTTGAATATAATTATGGCTGTCTTTATGGATCCTTTGGCATATGTTCTCGCTGATATGATCAACGTATATTTGAAGAGATCCCCCGATGAAACTTTTCTATGTGGAACCGTTTCAGTCAATGGGTTTTTCCCAACGAGTGAACCTAATCACTCAGATTTTTTACGGAGATTCCATAAGGATTTAAAGTTGCACTGCAGTCATATTTTCATCGATTTAGATCAATGGACATTTTCGATTTGTGATCATTTTGATAAGTCTCATTTGTGTATGATCCGAAAGAAGGATCCAAATAAACCAACTAATATCTAGTTAACCATATTAGGATTTATTAAATCATAATATGATTTAATCTTAATAAATCATATTATGATTGAATGATAAAACATTAACATGTTGTGATTGAATGATAAAACAATAATAAGTCGATAACAAAAATGATAAAATAATAATAATAATAAATTTTTGTTGATAGTAATTTGTAAGAAATGGCATGCAAACAAGATCTTACATCCGAACAAATACGTCAAATCGTCCGAGATGAAATGCGTTATCGAGAGTATGATAACTATATCATTTCATTGATTACAAGGACAGATTTAGATTCTCGGCTTCGAGATCTAGTTGACCGTAATCGGAAATCGATTGTGGATCAATGTGTGGGAAAGTCCGTCAGTGATTACAACAAATATTATCTTCCTGACAAAATTCGGTCTAATTTAACAACAATGATGAAAGAACTTCTTCCTACTATGATTAAAGGTGAAATCCTTGAGAAACTAGGACATCTAAGTGGTATTAACACAATAATGGAAGAGTATAGAACAGGAATTCAAAGTGAACTTCATCAACAGACTCAAAGTTTTCATCAAGCTATGACAGAGCAACTTCAACAGATCTCTCGCATTTGAGATAGACAAATTCAAGAGTTCAATATTCAAGCACGACAACTAGCTGTCAATCTTGTCAATGAACTGGTGGCTTCCAATGGTAGTGTCATTCAAGGATTTAAGGATGAACTAGCTCTTCAGAATTTAGCAAACTTCATAACTACAAAGACAGACGCCATGGGTGATATCACCAGACTGAAGGAGAAGTATAAGCGTTTGGAGGAATTTTTATCTACTCAACGTTGGATCAGTGTGGGTCTTACTTTTGGTCTTTTATCATGTGTAGCCATGGTAGGATATGTTGTAATGAATAAGTAATCGTGAAAATTAGGACATTTTAATAATGTCCCGATTTATACATTTAATGAGTATCTCTCCATCTCTGTATAAGTTCAACAATATCCAGATAACCACCATAATCTGCATATGCCATGGCCTCATTATAATTATTAGCACCTTCTTCTAACATTCGTTTAACAATAGCTAGATGACCATATCTAGCTGCTTTTGTCATTGCCTCATTATAATTGTTAGCACCTCGGTCTAACATTCG